ATCATGACCGCCGTATGGCTGATGTGCTTGCTGTACTCCAAGGCAGAATGCAAGATGTCTTCTTCGGTCAATTCTCTGATGAGTATCCGAAGCCACTCATCGCAAACATGATTGATATCGCAGCTCGTGACCTCGCAGAAGTTACAGCTCCTCTTCCATCGATTAACTGCTCTTCATCCAACATGGCATCCGATGCTGCTCGCAAGAAAGCAGATATCCGTACACGCATTGCCAACCATTACGCCAACAAATCAGATCTTCAACTCCAGATGTATGCAGGTGCAGACTGGTATTACACCTATGGATTCTGTGCAGGTATTGTCGATATCGACTTTGAGACCAACAATCCACGCATTAGATTGCTCGATCCATTCGGTCTTTACTATGAAAAGGATCGTTTCGGCAACATAACCTGCGTATCTCGTACCCTTGTCATGGATACAGAGACTGTTATCTACCAGTATCCAGAGCATACAAACAAGATTCGCCAGAAGTATCGTGGTCAAAGTGCCATGATTACCGTGATGCACTATCACGATAAGTATCAGGACATGATCTTTATCCCTGATCTTGACAACTTAGTATTGACAAATACCCCGAATGTCATCGGTAAAGTACTTGTAGACATTGCAGAACGCCCAACTGTCGATGGACAGACTCGTGGACAGTTCGATGATGTGCTTCCTGTACAGATGGCTAAGGCTCGTTTTGCACTTCTACAGCTCGAAGCAGCCAAGAAATCAGTAGAAGCACCGATTGCTATCCCACCAGATGTCCAAGAGTTTGCTCTTGGCCCTGATGCATTGCTTCGTTCTAACACTCCTGAGAGAATCCGCCGAGTTCCTATCGAACTTCCGGGTGGAGTATTTGCAGAATCATCAAGTCTTGAACGAGAACTCCGCATGGGATCTCGTTATCCAGAAGGTCGTACAGGTCAGATCGATGCATCTATCGTTACTGGTCGTGGTGTACAGGCTCTTATGGGTGGATTTGATTCACAAGTTAAAGCAGCACAAGCAGTATTCGCCAGATTCCTAATCAACCTTATCGGTATTGCATTCGAAGTTGATGAGAAAGTCTTTGGCAATGACCGCAAGATGATCCGTGGTACAGATGACGGAACACCTTATGAACTTACATACACACCATCTCGTGACATCAAGGGTGATTACACCGTAGATGTTCAGTATGGTCTCATGGCTGGACTCGATCCTAATCGTGCAGCTATCTTCGGCTTACAACTTCGTGGCGACAAACTTATCAGTCGTGACTTCCTACGCCGTAACCTTCCATTCTCCATCAATGTAACTCAAGAAGAGCAACGCATTGATATCGAAGATCTCCGTGACTCATTACGCAACGCCGTATCGCAATATGCAACGGCTATTCCAATGCTTGCAACCCAAGGTGGCGATCCAACAGAAGCTGTCAAGCGTATTGCTGACATCATTAACGGTCGTCAAAAGGGTGAAACTTTGGAGCAAATCGTGGCGAAAGCCTTTGCTCCTATAGAACAGCCAGCGGCGACTGCGATGGCCCCCGGTGCTTCGCAACCACTACCCCCTGAAATGGGTATGGTTCCGGGAGCGGCCCCGGCCGCTGGCTCCCAAATGGTGGCTGGCCCCGGTCAGTTCTCACGGCGAACCGACTTAGCACAAGGCGGAACACCACAAATGTCACAACTATTAGCTGCCCTAACTGGGGCTGCTTAATCCAACAGGAGGAACATATGTTCGGAACCAAGAAAGGCAAAGTCGCCCCAGCTCCGGTAAAAGGCCCAATCAAGGGTAAAGGATCTGCAAAGGGTAAGTCTGCAATGCAGAAGCTCGGCGAAACTGGCAAACCAGCATCTGCTGGCGGTAAGAAAGTCAAGTAACAACATTAGGAGGTCGGGCTAATGGCTCAAGAAGAAGAGTTCGATGAACTTGACGACATCTTTCCGTTAGCTCGACCTGCTAAGAAAATAGATTTCATATACGCAGTATCTGCGTTGCTTTACAACATAAGCGTTTCGTTTACAGAGTTCTTCTCTTTAATCTCAAAGATTGTATATTCGCATTCGGTTAACGAAGCCAAGAAGCGATATATGTGGGAGAACATCTCTAAGGATATTGAAAAAATGGAGGCTAAGAAAGATGGCTGAGTACACAGGAAGACAAGCAGCTCAGTACATCCCGGGTGGTGCATATGGTGAAGGTCAAGAACTTATGTCATTGCAAACAGCACCGGGTGTAAACCTTGCAGCCTCTGAAATGTCTGCGGCACAAATGGGTGCAGTTGCTAATACCATGCCAATGCGTAAACCAACTTTGAATCTTACTGATCCTAATCCTAATAAGGATGTTCCTATTACCGATGGTGCCTCTTTTGGCCCCGGTCGTGGCCCTGATGCACTACCTACTGCACCTGTTGCAATAGATGAAACTGCTCAACTGATTTTATCTCTGGCTGAACTTTATCCAGATCCAGATCTGACAAGACTTGCAATGCGAGTTAAGGCTGAAGGTCGTGCTTAATGTCAGAACTTGGTGGCGTTAAAGGGGCAGGAAAGCTACCAAGTGTAGTTGGAAACATTCCACTACCGGGTACTCCTGAGTATGATGCTTACAGACGACAGGCTGAGAATAGATATCTCAACCCAGCGTTTGCATCTCAAGTTGCAGGTATGGCAAAAGCCTATCCAAATGCATCTGCCGGTGTTGTTTTAGGTCTTGCTAAAGCTGGTGCCACGCCATACGGACAGACAGCAACAGCAGCCGCAACAATGGATGGACAGGCGTTCATCGATCAACAGCGTGAGGCTGCTAAGGCTGCTGCTGCTAAGTTGCGTGAACAGAATAAGGTGGCAAAAGGTTCCCCTGCTGACTTCCTTGCTCCGCTTACTCGTACCGCATTCATGTTGCTTTCCACACCATTCGAACTACTCGAAGCAAGTGTTCGTAATGCTGTAGCAGGAAAGCCATTTTCAAATACTTTTGATGAGACTCAAACAGGTCAAGCACTCAGTCAACTTTTCAAGACTGGTCGTATCGATGTCGGCACAGGATTTTTGGGTACGGATTACAACTCCGAAGTAGGTAAGGCTTTGCTTCAGGCAAAGATTGCTGCTGGCCCAACCATGAAGGGTGGAGTTCCTTGGACTTATTCCACAGGACTTACACAAGCACTCTTTGACGATCCTGAAACTAAAGCGGCTCGTACATTCCAAGCAGTATCTGGTTTCGTTCTTAACCTTGCAGCAGATCCATTGACCTATGTTCCCGGCGTTGGATTACTCAAGATTGGTAAAGAAGCAGGTAAGTTCGGCGTAACTCTTCGTGTTGGCCCGAAGGCTGCGGCTCGTGCAGCCGAAGCAAAGAAGGCACCAATCAAGGCTGTTATACAAGAAGCCGAAGAGATGGCACCTAAACTTGCAGAGATCCGGGCAACTGGTCGTGCAGCATCAGGTAACTTGAAGATGCTTGAGGGTGACCTCATCAAACTACAAGATGATTACCAAGCACTTCTTCCAGAGATCTCTCGTAATCGTGATCTAACTTATGCAGCTAAATGGGAAAGCGATATTCTCGATGCTACATACGGAGAACTTGCTACTAAGCGTAATGATCTTTTCTCAGCACTCAAGTCTGAAACTACTCGATCAGAAGGACTTGTCGGCGAAAAGCGTAAGGCAGAAGAACTTATTCAGTTCCGCCTTGAACTCAATAATGCTGGTCGTGCAGCAGATGTACAGGCTGTTCTTGATAAAGGTTTTGATGTAGTAACTCAGTCTGCTGAAACTCTTGCTCGTCAAGAGCAGTTAGCACCGGGTCTTATCCACACAGTTGAAGAAGCAGCCCTTAAGAAGGGTGGTAGAACACCAACTCAAGGTATCCGTGATGGAGTTGATGTTGTTGTTCGTGTCGCTGCAAAGCAAAAGCCACAACTTATCAAGTGGACTGGACTTGTAAAGGCTGGAGATTCTCCACAGGCTACTCGTGTTGGTAACGAAATCGGATCTAATCTGATTGATATTGGCACAGCCGCAGGTGTTCAAGAAGCCAAACTACAAACTGTTCTTGATGTTATCGATACTCCGGGTGCAACTCATGCTGATCTTGTATCAGCGGCACAACGAGCAGGTATAGTCGATTCACTATATCTGGCTTATGAGAAATCAGGAATCCAAGGATTTAGTAATGTCGGTGCAACTCGTGGTGTCGGTGGTGGTGGCTTTGCCTACTTCCCACGGACAGTAGATCCATTCGAAGCCAGACTAAGAGATTTTGCTCGTCTTCAGACTGATGCTATTGCAGCTCCAGATGTTCGTGACTTTGGACTTCAAGCAGCAACTACTCGTGAAGCAATCACTCAACAAGTTGAGGGTATGACTCGTGGTGCAGCAGCACCTCGTATAACTGTTCAAGAGCAGATTGCAAAACTTGATACACAACTTGCAGAGGTCGAGAAGGTTAAGGTTTTACTTAACGATGAATACTCCAAGGCTAACAAGGCTTACCTCGACAACCTCAAGATGGTTGAAGATCGAGTCACAGAACAAAAGGCTTTGCTTGAGCAGATTACTCAGGCTAAGGGTGCAGAACGACTTGCACTAGAAGCAGAGTTTGGTTTGCTCAACATTGGCGAGAAGTCAATCGTCAACTATCAGCAAGCAGCGAAAGCATTCTTTGGCCCATTGGGTCAGAATGTTGCCAAGATGGTTGCTGTTCACTATGGCCCAGAAGATTTCTACGATGTATGGAGAGCCTTCAACAAGGACATTACTGTAGACACAGCCAAGCGTTTGGCTGCTGCTACAACCGAAGTTGAAGTTATCCAGATCCTTGCTCGTGAAGCAGGACTTGATATCTCTACAGGTACTCGTCTTGGTCTTGCATCAGAGGCTCGTGCATTGGAGTTCAAGTCTGGAATCTTTGCACCACAGTCACTCAAGTTGCATCATGCAGCCTTTGAGAAGTTCTTCCTCGATGCTACAGCCAAGGGCTATAAGGCAATTAAGGACAGTCCTCTAGGTCGCTTTGCACCTACAAAGAACTTGATCCATCTTGATGATGTTGATGAACTTGTTCGTCAGATGAGTGACACCTTGCCATTCCTTAAGGCTTCAACGAAACTACAAAAGGATTCAGTCAAGGCAATGATGTCTGCGACTACATCCACAGAACGCTTCAATATCTTTATCGACACAATCAAAGCATTGGTCAAGGAGAAAGCACCTAACCTCACAGAGGAGCAGTTGAAACTTCTTGATGATGCAGCACGAGTATTCAAGAAAGAGCAAGATGCTAACCGAAGGTTTATGGCTCAAGTTGATGGGAACACAGCATCAGGTGCTGAACACATCATCGATGGTCAGAAACTCAAGCTCTCGTCTCTTGACCCTCTACTCGATTCTCAGCTTTCAAACTTTGTTAAGTGGCCTGACCTCGATGCCTTTAGGCAGATTACCGGAAAGACTCGATTCCTCTCAAGGAACGCATCTGCCCAGCAATTCCGAGCAGTAACCACCGATCTATTCGATTCATTCTTCAAGCAGACAGTTCTTGTCTATCGTGTCTCATATATCATCCGTAACATCGGTGATATGCAGGTTCGTGCATACCTTGGTGGATCTTCGACATTGTTCAACCATCCATTGCAGTTTATCGGCATGATGCTTGGTAACCCAGCAGGTAGCAGATCACAAAAGTTCCTTAGCCAATTCTCTCGATTTGATCGAACAGCACTTGGAACACGATTTGATGAACTTGCTAAAGAAGTAGATGTCTCTGGATTCAAGGGTGCATTGCTTTCCGATGCAGACCAATATGCAGCGATGATGACTCGTGGTATCGGTATGGGTGTCGGTCAAGGAACCATGTCGATGTCTCAAGCACTTCGTACTGGTATGAGATTTATTGACTCTACCGAAAAAGGATTTAATCGTGCATGGGCTGGAGCTTTGCTTCAGTACCGTGAATCATCCCTTGCTCGTCTAGCAGCAGGTGGACTCACAGGTGGTCTTCGTCAACCCGGTGGCAAACTCAAGCCATGGTTTGCAGAAGCACCAGAGTTCATTGCTCGTAAGCAAGCACAAGGTTATGACCTATCTCGTGACTACGACAAGATCATTGTTGACTTTATGTTCGAGACAAAGCAAGGTCGTTTGCTTCGTGAACAGATTGCCAAGGTAGATGAAACCAATCGTGCCTTGATGTTAAGTGCAAATGAAGATGTTGCTAAACAAGCAATGTCTGCATACTTCAGCACAGTAACCAAGGGTATTGATAATCTTTCAGGTGGTCGTCAAGAGATCCGTGACTTTATTGCTGGCAAGCAAATGCGTGATGTTAGTGGCAATGTACAGAAGTTCGATCCAAAGGGTGTTACCGCTAAGGATGTATGGCTATCTCGTATCCTCAAGGATTACCGCCAGACTACAGATGTAACCAATGCAATCGGTCAGTTAAAACTTCCTGCCGATGATATTCGTGCCGTTGCATCACTTCGTGGTCAATGGGATAAGGGTGCAAACTTCTTCTTCCGTGTATCTGCACAGTTGGAAAAGCGTGGAGCATTAGGCCCAGAGTTCCAGCAACAGTATTGGAATGGCGTTGCAGATAACTTTAACCTTCTCAATAAGGCAGATGCAGAAGAAGTACTTGCAGTTGCTGAGAAAGAACTTCGTGATATCAAGGTTCTTGGTATTAAGGCTGGCACTACTAACCCAGCGTTAGTTCGTATGCGTGAAGCAATTAAGACTCTCGATGATCGAGGACTAACCAAGGCAGATGTTGATGCCATTGGTATGCGTTATGGTGCAGATCAAGTTCGTAAACTTTATTATGATGCTACTCGCCAGAAGCAGTATGCAGCTCAGTTCCGTTTGGTTGCACCGTTTATCCAAGCATGGGCAAACACACTTGGTGTGTGGGGTAAGTTAATTACCAAGGATGTGGCTAACACATTCCGTCTACAAGGTAAGGCTCGTACCTATAAGGCTGCTAACGCATTTGAGTATCTAACTCAACCAGAGACTGGCGTTCTTTATGAGTGGTCAAACTCAAACTGGAATGACCCATCACAAGGATTTATCTATAAGGATCCAACCTATGGAGATCCAAGATTTGTAATGCCACTTGCTGGCAACATTCTTGGTGCAATGCTTGGAACTGTGACAGGTTCACCTGTTCCTGCAATGCCGGTATCTCTATCGATCCCATCATTGAACTTGGCTTTCTCTAACGAGTTACTACCGGGTGTAGGCCCTGCTATTCAGCTTTCATTGGGTCGCTACATTAAGAATCAAAATGGCTGGATTGCAGATCAGCTTCGAGACATCATCTACCCATTCGGGGCCCCAGAGGGCAAGACAGGTGTTGTTGAGACCTTCACCCCAGCATGGGCTTCTCGTATCCTCTACGGCCTTGGTATGGACTCCTATGAGGCAAAGAATGTCTCTACCCTACGACCATTGATGGCATACCTTGCCTCTACTGGTGAGTACGGAGACTTCCCACTAGATGGTCAGGCTCAGGCTGCATTGCTTGAAGATGCTGGTCGAGTAAACCGAGTATTGGCTCTCTGGCGTGGTATCACCCAGAACCTATCCCCCGGAGCTATCTCTCCACAGATTCTTGCTAAAGATAAGACTGGTGAGTTCCATGTACAGGCATTGATGTTCAATGACTTCGTACAGATCAGAGCAAATAACCCAGACTCGTATGAGTTGGCTGTTGCTAAGTGGGCAGAGAAGTATGGCTACAACTCACTCTTTGCTCTTGTATCAGGAACTCGTGGTGGTATTACACCAACGGATGATGCATGGAAGTTCTATACAGAAAACCGTGGCGATGCCAACCAGTTCCCAAATGCGTTTGCCCTCTTCTTCCCCGGTGGACAATACTCACAAGAGTATGCCAAGTGGCAAGAACAGCGTGGTCAACGCTTCCGCTTAACCCCTGCTGAAATGCAGATGGAAGCGGCTCGATATGTTTACACGGCTCGTAAAGCCAAACTTCAACAGGATATGACAACTGCTGTTCAGCAAGGTGCAGATCCTAAGATGGCTAATCAGGTTTACCTAACCATGAAGTCAGCCCTCGATGATGAGTTTGGTGGACAGCCAGACTTCCGAGCAGCAGGTGTACCTCGTGAGACACTTGTCAAGGAAGTTGTTGCTGCATTGGATAATCCAAAGTTTGCAGAAACGGAAGCAGGTAAAGGCTTGGCTAAGTTCTTGCTTTATCGTGAAGCTGCATTGGAGTCCGTTGCACAAGCAGGTTTCAAGACTCTAACTGGTAAGTCAGTAGCCAATGTGGCTGACTGGCTGAATCAATCGGCTTATCAAGTTATCGCAGAACACCCAGAGTTCTCTGTAATGTACTGGCGTGTGTTTGCTACCGAGACAGGAAATAGTTAATGGCAGATACAGATAAAGACGGAATCCCAGATTCCATCGATCCACAGCCCACGATACCTAACTCCAATGCTCCTGTCATTCAAGCACCTGCTGTCGGAGCAAACCCATATGCTGGTGCATCTGCATTCCCTGCAAAGGGTACAAATGTATTCAGACCCGGTGTTACTTACACCGATCCAAAGACTGGCAAGAAGATTGATGTAACTGGCAAGATCTATCAAGCCCTTTACTCAGCAACTAACCAAGAAGCAATGCTCATCAAGAACACAGACTTCCTTACAGTTGCAGACCAGAATCAGATCAAAGCACTTATGGTGCAGGGTAACTTCCTAAGTAAGAATGATTTTCAGACAGCATACTGGAGCCAGAAAGATACAGAAGCATTTAGAGATCTTCTTGCAGAGGCTAACTCTGCCGGTGGTATGACATACCAAGAGATGCTAAAGATGATTGCCTCTGGTGAGGCAGGTCGTGGTCAACAAGGCCCAACTAAGAATATCTCTTACAACATCTCTGATCCAGCAGCAGCTCGTGGAATTGTACAGAATGGACTTCGTGCCATCCTTGGTCGTGACCCATCATCTAAGGAAACAAAGATGTTGGTTCAAGCATTGAACGCTGCTGAGAAGGAAAGTCCAACTGTTACTACACAGACCCAGACAGCCCCGGGTGTTTACACCTCAACCACTACCGGTGGTTTGAATGCTGTGGGAACTCAACAGGTTATCGAAGAAGCTGTCATGGCTAACCCAACTCTTGAGGCTGAAGCAGTCGATAAGAGACTCAACGGATACGGAGACATCATTGGCAGACTGGCAGGTGAGTTCTAATGGCTGAGAATCTTAGTGAACTAGAACAACAGTTATATCAGAATCGTGTTGCTTATGGTCAAGCAATTATGGCTATGGATTCATCCAAGGTTGGATCTGATGCATACAAGAAAGCAAAGAAGACCTTTGATATAACCAAGAAGGCTATTGCTGATCTTGAAAGCAAGATTTCAAATATCAAGTCTGCAAATAAGAAAGCAGAAACCGATAAGAAGACTGCCGATAAACTTAAGTCTTTGCAAGATAAGAGACAGCGTTTAGTCGATCAAGGTAAGTCAACTATTGACATTGATGCTGAAATTAAGAAGCTTCAGCCAACACCAACTCCTACTCCAACGGCTAATGTTGGTGGCGTTAACATTGCTGATCGACCATTTGGTGGACAGAACATCATCAACCCAACGGTTGCCGGTGACCAGACAGTTACTAATGAGACAGTAGTCAATCCAGATGGTAAGAAGAAGGTTGTCAATACTGGCGGAGATAAGACCTATAAGGGAACTGGAACTAAGCAAGATCCGCTTACCCTCAATGGCAAGCCATTTACTGGTTCTTACAATGGCAAGAAATACACCAACGGTGTAGTTGCCACAGCAGCCGAAGATACAGGTACTGGACTTACTGCCAAGCAGGAAGCAACTCTTGGAACCTACGGATCAAAGTATCTCCTAGAGTATTTCAAGATTAACTACCCAAAGATCTATAACGATCTTCTTAAGTTTGCCCAAGTAAACGAAAGCCCAACCAATGTTGAAGGTTATCTTCGTAACACCGCTTGGTACACAGATGTAAACCAAAGAGTCAAAGCAACTATCGGTGGCTATGCATTAGCTAACGGACTTACTCTCAATGCCGATCAAGAGACTCAGTTCAGAGATCAGATCCTTTCCAAGGTCAAAGATCGTGAAGAAGTTCAATACCAGATCCGTCTTCTTGCTATCGATAAGTTCCAGTTAGAAACAACCAAGCCAGAAATTGCCCGAGCAATGAAGGCTGGTCTTGACTTCAATCAGGCAGCATCAGATTACATTCAGATCTATCGTGAGAACTTCAATGTTGCAGTATCGCAGTTCTCAGTCAATGATCAGTTGTTCCAGACATTGCTTACCAAGTCTTCGAACATTGCAGACTTCACCAAGCAACTTCGTAGAACTGATAAATACCTTTCTCAGCCACAGGTTCAACAGCAACTTAATGCTAATAAGTTGATGATTACTACCAAGTATCGTCAGTATGGTCTATCCATTACTGATGAAGCTGCATCTAACTTGGCTAAGAATGTTTTCCTTGGAGACTCGAATAACGAGCAGATTGATGAGAATCTTCGTCAACAGGCTGTTGCTGCTTTTCCAGCATTCCGTGATCGAATCCTCAATGGAGAATCTCCGTTGGCTATTGCCAGCCCATACATCCAAGCGATGGTTCGTATCCTTGAAATCCCTGAAGGTGGTCTCGATCTTGAGGATCCGACAATCCGTAGGGCTATGCAAGGCAAGGCTATTGCCGATGCTAAAGGCAATACAACTTCATACGAAACAGTTCCTTTGTGGATGTTCGAACAGAGTCTCTATAAGGACAATCGTTGGCAGTACACGGCTAATGCTCGTAATAAAGCAGACACCATTACATTGCAACTCAAGGATATGTTAGGACTATAGGATGGCAGAAGTAACTAAAGTAACGGCAAAGAGAGGCGATACCCTCTCAGAGATTGCTAAGGCTAATGGCACTACTGTTGCACAGATTCTTGCCGACAACCCGACACTTGCAGCTCGTGCATCTGCTGGTCAGACAGTTCTTTATAGCGGTACTAAAGTAAAGATTACTGCTCCAGATACAGCAACCAATCCTTATGGTGCAAGCCAAGCAGGTACTGGTGCAGGTCTTGGTACTGGCTCTAATCCGATTTCAAATGTAGCAAGCAAGTCTGGTGTATTTGATCCGGGTTCATTCCGTCAAACTGATGAAGCAACAACAAAGATTACTGGTGTTACTGGCGTAACTCCTACTGGAGTGACTCCTGATCCAAATGCTAATGTAACTCCTGACCCAAATGCCGACCCAAATGCCAATAAGGGTGGCGGTAAAAAAGAAGTTTCTCGTAAGACTAACGCTGATGGAACAGTAACCATTACATATGATGATGGATCTGAAGAAACTATTGGAACTCCAGCAGGTAAGAAAGTTGTTAGAACCGAGATCCTTGGATCTGGTGCAAACCGTGTAATTCGTACTTATTATGATGATGGATCATTTAGCGATACTCCATCTCCAGATAATACTCAGCAAGGTATGTCACCTGAAGATGTAAAAAAGGCTATTGATGCAGCTATTCAAAATGCTATGTCTGGATTCCAGCAACAGTTGGCAGCCCAACAGGCAGCAGCCGAGAAGGCTCGCCTTGACCAACTTGCTAAAGAACGCAAGTCTGCATATGACATCATTACAGAACGATTCACTCAAATGGGTGTTCCAGAGTTTGGTGATGTTATCTCTAAGATTTTCAAAGGTGAAGGTGTAGATCGAAGTGGTAAGAAGTTCGATGAAATCCCTACAACCTCAGAAGGTTTCTATCTACAGTTGATTCAGACAGCCCCTTATTATGAGAGATTCGGTAAGGTCAATGAGGCTCGTCTTGCTGCTGGATATCGAGCATTGGATGAGAAGACCATCGTTGGTATGGAAGATGAGTACCAGAAGGTACTTACCCAATACAATGCACCAAAGGGTTTCTACGATCAGACAACAGATTTTCAGACATTCCTAAAGAACAACTACACAGCAGTAGATGTAGCGAATGTTTTCCAAGCATACCGAGACTTTGTACAGACAACAGATCCGGGAGTTCGAGGACAACTTAAGACTCTCTTCGGTATCAACGATGACATGATTACTGCATATGCCATCGATCCAGCAAGAGGTCAATCAATCCTTGAAGGTATTGCTGGCAAGAACCTCAATACAGCAGCAGCCCTTCTTGAAGGTCTAACAAGTGAACAGGCAGATATTGCACAGCAATACGGCTCTGGATCACTTACCTACGGAACTCAACGCCAGAAGTTCTCACAGGTAGCAAAGAACCTCCAGACCTATGGAAACCTTGCTGAGATTTATGGCGAGAACTTCGGAGCAAAGGAAGCAATCGCTGCTGAGTTTGGTGCAGATGTTGCAGCAACAGATGTAATGAATCGTCTCAAGGCTACAAACCTTGCACAGTTCTCTGGATCAACTGGCGTTGGTCAGAGAGCATTAAGACAAAGACCAGTTTAGTAAATCGGGTGACTGGCAGACATACAGGTTCGAGTCCTGAACACCCACTCCATCTCTTGAAAGCCGGAACTTGAGGTGAGTATCAGCCCGGAAGTTGGAGCCAAGTAGATTCCCCGATCTATTTGAGGCCAGCGACAAACACAGAATAGGGAGTAAGGACAAATGTCCAACTACGAAGACGATGAGGAAGATTTCGAACTAGATTCGAATGATGCATTTTCTCAACTACGCAAGGCTAATAAGCAAAAAGACAAGCAACTGAAAGAGATTCAGCAAGAGCTTGCCGAACTGCGTAAAGAAAAACGAGAACGAACCATCAAAGAAACCCTCACATCTCGAGGAGTGAATCCGAAAGTAGCGGCATTCATTCCGCAGGACATCGACCTCACGGAGGAATCGTTGTCAAACTGGCTTGCTGAAAACGGAGATGTCTTCGGATTCAGTACCCAGCAATCCAATCAAGCAAGCTCTAACTTGCCAGAAGGTTTCAAAGATAACTACATGAAGGCTCAAGCAACTATGGATGCCGGTCTCACAGCCGACAGAGAAAGGTTGATTCAAGCCCAAATGGAGGAAGCAGCAGCGAAGGGGCCAGAAGCCCTCAAGCAGCTATTTGCAGATCTTGGTAAGCAGGGCTACTAACCAAGAAAATAGGAGGTAGTGCCTAATGGCAACTACACAAATCTCAGGTCTTGGTAACTTGGTCGTAAATGCGTATGACACATATGTACGAGCAGCACTCCGTTCACTTCCTGTCATGCGTTCGGTCGCAGACCTACGCCCAGTTTCAATGACCAACCCGGGTACCACTCTCAAGTTTGCCGTTTACGACAACTTGACTGCTGCTACCACAGCTCTAACTGAAACATCCGATGTAACTCCAGTTGCATTGGGTAACCCAACTCAAGTTACTGTAACTGTTACCGAATACGGTAATGCAGTTGAGCAAACTGAGAAGGTAAACCTTGCAGCATTCTCTGACATTGACACAATGATCGGTGATGCAATCGCATACAACGCTGCCGATACTCTCGACAAGCTTGTTGCTACAGCCCTTACAGGTGGAACTGTAGTTAAGTACGGCGGAAGCCGTACCTCAACAGGTACACTTACAGCATCTGATGTTCTTTCAACAACAATGCTTCGTAAGGCACAGACCGCCCTTCTTGAGGCAAATGCACAGCCTCGCATTGGCGATCTCTACACCTTGTTCATCCACCCTCGTCAGGCTTTCGATCTTCGTGCAGAAACTGGCTCAGGCGGATTCGTTGACATTCACAAGTACACAACTGAGAATGTTGGCAACCTATTGACTGGCACCATCGGTGTTCTTGAAGGATTCCAAGTTGTTCAGACAACTCGTGTTCCTTCTGCTGCTGAAGGTGCATCATCTGCAACCGTTTACAAGGCTGTTGCAGTTGGTAAGGAAGCTCTTCTTGAGGCTAATGTCTATGATGTACAAACCGTCATTGCACCTCAGATTGACATCCTTCGCCGCAAGTCAGCACTCGGCTGGAAGTATTTCGGTGGCTGGGGCATCTTCCGTGATGCAGCAGTTTGCCGTCTTGAGACCGGTGCATCTGCTCTTTAATCTGAGCTAAATAGTTGAGGGGGTGGGGAAACTCACCCCCTCTCTACAAAGGAGAGAAATGGCTACTTACACCTTTTACCCACCGCAAGTGATGGAAGGTTTTCCACTACGAGACAAGTGGTGGAGGAGAGTCGTATCTCCAAGAGGTGTTGCAGTATTGATTGTTGGATCAACGGTCACAACATCTCGAGCAGTAACCGAGGATGAACTTAAGGATTATGATTATGTATTCCTCGGCGGAAGAAGCCACATCGTTAGCGAAGCGGTTAAGGATGTTTTGGTAGGACTTGGTTATACAATAAAGACTCAAGCAGAAGCCGATGCAGCATCGGATGAAGCACATAGTGGATTTCTAGTATTGAGGTCATAATGCCGTGTAGGACAGGTTGCCCAACTCAGGATCATGCTAACTGGGGAGAATGCCTAAAGGCATCTGGGTTACAGATTAGTACAGGTGATGCTAATAGCAAACGAGTAATGTCTCAGAAAGCTTGGGATAATGAACTCAACGCCTATAAGTCAGCGATTGACCAAGGCATTGAACCAGCAACAACGAACATGGCAGATATCAGAGGTGCTGTTGAGTTATCGAATATGGCTGGCAAAGCCTTCGATGCCAACACTAATAGTTTTAAGGACTAATAATGACAACCATCGTGGGAATCCAAGGCAAAGGCTGGGGCCTTATAGCAGCGGATTCGTTGATGGTTGCAGGTAGCCAGAAGTTTGCAGCTACTGGAATGGATAAGGTTATAGAAAAAGGCGAATA